CTTGCTACGTCGCTCAGGCCCTTCCGGGCCTGAGGAACGGCGAACGTCGTATGACGTCCGTAACCCAACGAAGGATAAGAGCCTTGTTTGCAGACCCTCTCGCTATCACCTACAATGCGGTGGCAAAGAACTTGCCCCGCATCAACCAAGATGGTTATACGTCCGAGTACTTCTTGGATGGCACTACCGTAAGGTATACTGCCACCGTGAAGCATACCATCCCTCAAAAGGGTGGCTCGGGCGAATCCCACCTGATGCGCCTTGACGTCGATACTTACGACGGCTCTGGCGTATACGTGCGTCGTAGTTCTGCCTGGGTTGTTGTCAAAACTTTCGACAACTCTCAGGATACGACTGTCGCTGGGTACACTCTCGACGCCCTGATTTCTGCTCTGACGACCACGAACAAGACTAAGTTGCTTGGACGAGAAGTCTGACCAGGACGAACCCTGTGAAGGGCCCGTTAATCGTTGCATTGCTTTTACTTGGCATTGCAGCTATATTCGGCGTCGAAATGGATCGATCCGTTGTAACGTGCACTTCTGCACGCGAGACGGATCGGTCCTCATCTTGGACTACCTACTGGGAACGACTTTAGTGTCCCGTTAGGCGAGGGCCGGCACTCACGTCCAACCATCCAATCAAGGATCGTTTAAATGGAAGTGAACACCGACAAGGCTCTGGACCCACTGCGCCAAATCCTTATGGAGATTGGCGTGTGTTTTCCAGAGCTAGCACCACAACTTGACAACTCGTTTAACTACGTGTTGTCACTCTGTCGTACACGAGGTACCTTGGATGTGCTGATGATTCAGCTACCCAAGGTCGGCAAGTACCTTGATAAGTGCTTGTCTAGCGGTAGCCTTGACATTGCGTCATGGCCCGCTATCCTCGGAAGGCGTCGTGGAGAGTCCAGAATACTACCTGGGCTCTTCGCCAAAGTCTTCGAGTACGCGACAGCTGGGGAGCCCGTAAGGGTCAATCCCAATGCCGACGCGATCTTCTTTCTTCGTACGTTCTTTTACTTGTACAAGAAAGTAGAGTACGATTGCCCGCCAGCTGCGGTTCACACCGCGGTTAGTGAGTATGTACAGATCGACGAAGGCCTCAGACCACCGACTTTGAAGTGGAATGAGGATCCGACGCGATTCGATGCGTCCATTGAAGGCAAGCTCTCTTTTGCTTCGCCGGATATGCATCACGCCCTACGTAGGGCTATGGGCACACTTGATGATGTTGTACGGCTTCTATCTTCTCAGGTAGAGGCTTTCGACTCAAGTGCTTTGGTCCCCAGACATGGTCCCGGGGCTGTAGCTGATATGCGCACTGGAGGGGATAAGTATTCCTTTCCTAGCTGGTCGAGAAGACTCGATCATTATTTCTCATACGAGTACTTTGCGTACTCGACAGAGGAGTGGGCATATGAGGATGGCAAAACTCCTAGCAATGAAGAAGTTCCGGCTCGGCTTAGTGCTGTTCCGAAGACTCTCGACAAACCTAGGCTTATTACCATCGAGCCTACAGCGCATCAGTTCATACAACAAGGACTGATGAAGTGGATTAGGCGTACTTTGCCTAATCCGCTGCGGCTATCGATAGACTTCCTCGATCAGGAGCCCTCTAGAGCTCTTGCGAGAGAAGCCAGCATTTCGGGTGATTTGGTCACAGTGGACTTGTCCTCTGCTTCCGATCGCCTCTCTTGTTGGACCATCGAGCGTGCCTTCCATAACTATGGGGGCATCCTACCCTATCTCTACGCCACTCGCTCTCGTGATGTCTGCATTCCTGCAGATCTGAACGATACTGGTGTCGAAAAGACAGTGAACCTAAAGAAGTTCGCTGGTATGGGTAGTGCTGTTACTTTCCCAGTTCAGTCAATTGTTTACGCATGCTGCGCTATTGCAGCATGTATCGTGGAGAGTGGATTCCAAGCCACTCCGCGGAACATTGATTACTGGGCAGGTCAAATCCGGGTGTTCGGCGATGACATCATATTGCCAAAGCCTGCGCTAGCTCAACTGGGGCTGATCTTGGGCC